CCCGTCTGACCATGTGTACGAAACTCGGCCAGGAGAAAATGCCCCAGCTGCCGCGTGCGCGCGGCTCCTGAGCGGGCCCTGATCGCCGAGGTGGTCCCCGAGCATCGAAGCGCGCCGCGCTCGCGGCCGACGATGGAGGTGTCCGAGTGGCCGGTGGAGGGCGCTATCCGAACCCGGACGGCGATCGCCGGAATCGGGCCGAGCGGCAGTTCGACTGGACGCTCCTCCCCGCCGAGGGGCGCGCCGGGCCCGCGCCGGCGCTGCCGAAGTGGCGGCCGTGGACGCAGGCGACGCTCGACTGGTGGGCCGAGCTGTGGGCGACTCCGCAGGCGACGCAGTGGGATCCGACGGGTCGATCGCTGCACGCGCTCGCGCTGCTGCATCACGAGCTGATGCTCGACGCCGAGCGCGAGCTGAAGGACCGGCGGGCGCCGTCGATCACGGCGGAGATGCGCCAGCACGAGGACCGGCACGGCCTGTCGTCGAAGGCGCTGCTGCAGCTGCGATGGCGCGTGGCCGCGTCGCCGGCGCCGGCGGCTGCCGGCCAGTCGGGCGGCAAGGTGATCCACCTGGTGCCGCGTCCGGACCCGGCAGACATGCCCGGGAAGCGGGCGCGCAAGGCGGACTGGGTGGAGTGGGCGGTGGCGTGGGGCGCTGATCGTGCGGCGGCGGAGAAGCTGTCGAAAGCGAAGCTGGTCGCCGAGTTCTCGTCGGTGTCGGCTGCGGCGCCGTCGCCGGTGGTGCCGGCTAAGCGGCCGACGTCGAAGGCGGCGCAGCTGCTGCGTGAGCGGACGAAGCGGTGACGCTCGGCCCGCTCGGGCTCGTCGACATGGACGACCCGCCGCTGTCGCTGGCGGACGAGGCGATCTCGCTGGCCGAGGAGTACCTGCGGGTGCCGTCGGGCCTGAAGGCGGGCGAGCCGCTCGAGCTGACGCAGGAGCAGATCGAGTTCCTGATCGAGTGGTACCGGGTGACGCCGGATGGACGCGCGTTCGTGTGGCAGCGAGGGATGCTGGTCGGCCCGAAGGGCTGGTCGAAGTCGCCGCTCGGGATGCTCGACGCGTTCTTCGACCTGGTGGGCGGGTCGATCCCGGACGGGCTGGACGCCTACGGGCAGCCGGTCGGCCGGCCACACCCGGCGCCGTGGGTGCAGATCGCCGCGTGCAGCGAGGACCAGACGGACAACCTCTACGGCCAGTTCTACGAAGCGCTGCGCGACTCGCCCGCGCTCGACGACTTCGGGATCGACCTCGGCCTGACGCGCACGTTCCTGACCGGCAGGTCGGGGAAAGTGGAGCCGGTGACGGCGAGCTCGACGAGCCGCACGGGCAACCCGATCTCCAAGGTGCTGCGAGAGGAGCCGTGGCTGTGGTTCCGCTCGAATGGCGGCCACGCGCTCGCTGCGGCGCTGAACCAGAACGCCCGCAAGATGGGCGCCCGGGTGCTGGACCTGACGAACATGTGGCGACCGGGCACGGACTCGACGGCGGAGCGCACGTCGAAGGCGGTGGAGTCGGGCCGCGAGGGCACGCTGATCGTGCGCATCGGGGGCCGGCCGGTGCCGGACATCTTCGATGACGCCGTGGCGCTCGAGGGGCTGCGGGATCGCTACGGCTCCCACGCGACGGAGCGTGGCGGCTGGGTGGATCTGCGCCAGCTGCTGAACGATCGCCCGCCGGGAGACACGACGGAGCAGGCGTGGCGGCAGCTGTACCTGAACGAGGAGACGGCCGAGGTCGGTGACGCGTTCGACCCGATGGCCTACGCCGAGATGATCACGGCCGACGCCAGGCTGGTGGAGGGCGAGACGATCGCACTCGGCTTCGACGGCTCGGACACGACGGACGCGACGGCGCTGTACGCCGTCCGCTGGCCGGACTGGACGGTGTTCCCGCTGGCCGTGTGGGAGCGTCCGCACGACTCGGTGACGGGTGCCGCAGTGCGCTCGTGGAAGGTGCCGCGTGCCGAGGTGAAGGCGAAGATCCGGTGGGCGTTGGAGACGTTCCGGGTGGTCCGGGGCTACGCCGACACGGCGCACTGGCAGACGGAGATCGACGAGTTCTCCGACGAGTTCGGGGAGTCGTTCATGCGGTTCCCGCACCACTCGTCGTCCCGCATCGGGCCGGCGTGCGAGCGGTGGTCGACGATGTTCGCCGAGCGGACGCTGCGCTTCGCACCGGATCCCGACGGGTTCCTGGTGCGGCACGCGACGAACGCGACGCCGGAGCCGTGCGGCCCGGTGAAGTCGGGATGGTGGCGGCCGGCCCGCAAGGTGGAGGGGCAGCCGATCGACGCGTTCTCGGCGGCGATCTCGGCGGTCCATGCGCTCGGCGATGCCGTCGCCGCCGGCGTGATCAGTGAGGGCCCCGTGGTGCTCGAAGGCTCGTTGATGGCCTGACGATGGAGGTGTCGACGATGTCGGTTGCGCAGCTGCAGGACCTCGTGTCCAGGATCGACGTCGAGGCCCGCAAGGTGAACCCCCGTCGCGCCGCGCTCACCCTCGTCGCCGGCGTGTTCTTCGTGGTCGGCCTGGTGGTCGGGCTCCTGTTCAAGGCCGTCTGGTCGGTCATCTCCTGGTCGATCGCCGCCGTCAAGGTCGGGTTCAAGGCCGGCCGCGACGTGTCGCTGAAGGCGAAGGCAGGCGGCGGCTGATGGGCCTGCTCGAGCGCATCGACGAGGAGCGCCGGCCACAGGCCGCGTGGCGCGTCGGGACCGGGTCGCTGACGACCTCGGAGCGGACCGCCGGCCACGACGACGAGCTGTTCTCCCCCGAGTCGTACGGCAACTACCTGGCGACGTCGAACGAGATCTACTCGGCCGCGAACCTGCGCGCCCGGCTGATGTCGAGCGTGGATCTGCGGCTGTACGACAAGGACGGGCCGGAGAAGCGCGAGCAGGTCGGCGGTCCGGAGTACACGCTGCTGCGTCGGGTGAACCCATTCTGGACGCGCCGCCGGCTGGCTCGGATGGACGAGCTCGCCATGTGCATCTGGGGCGAGTCGTTCTGGGCGCTCGAGCCCGGGCCGACGGGCGCGCCCGGCGAGATCTGGTGGATGAAGCCGTCGAGGGTGAAGCCGGTCCCCCATGAGACGGGCTACCTGTCGGGCTACCTCTACTACCCGTCGACGGGCGGCAAGCCGATCGCGTTCCGCGCCGACGAGGTCGTGTGGTTCCGCTACCCGAACCCGATCGACGAGTTCTCGGCGATGTCGCCGCTGGCCGCCGCTCGGCTGGCTGCGGACACGGCGTCGTCGATGATGAAGTCGAACCACGCCATGTTCACGCAGGGCCTGCAGATGGGCGGGGTGGTAACGCCGGCGAACGACAAGGTGTCGTTCACGCCCGAGCAGACCGACGACCTCGCCAAGATGCTCGACCAGCGGTTCAAGGGCGTCGACAAGGCGCACCGCTGGGCAGTGCTCCGGTACGAGGCGCAGTTCCAGAAGATGCAGATCTCCCCGAAGGACGCCGAGTTCGTCGAGGGTCTGAACCTCACGTTGCGCCAGGTGTCCAACGCCTACGGCATCCCGGTGCCGCTGCTCAACGATCTGTCGCACGCGACGCTGGCCAACGCCCGCGAGTACGAGCGCATCTTGTGGACGCACTCGCTGGTGCCGGACGCCCGGCTGCGCGCCGAGGAGATCGTCGAGCAGTTCCTGCCCCGCTTCCGCACGCGCACCACGTGGGCCGAGTTCGACTTCAGCGGCGTCGCCGCGCTGCAGGAGTCCGAGACCGAGCAGTGGAGCCGCGAGGCCGAGCAGATCCGGGTTGGCGGCATCGTGATCAACGAGTGGCGCAAGAAGCACGGCCTGCCGCCGGTCCCGTGGGGTGACGTCTGGTGGGCGCCAGTGAACCAGTCGGCGGTGACGTCGGCGGACTCCACGCCCGAGGGCGACACGTCGCCGACGCAGCTGTCCGATCAGGTGGCGGCTGCCGTGGCCGAGCGGGTGGCGGTGTCGTTCGCCGAGCTCCGCGCTGCGACGGCCCGCCCGCCGGTCGTGGTGCAGCTGCCCGAGCAGCCGGCCCCGTTCGTCAACGTCCAGGTGGAGCCGCAGCACATCGCGATCGATGCGCGCCACACCACCGACATCGCGCCGGCGGTGGTGAACGTCCCCGCAACACCGGCGGTGGTGAACGTCGCCCCGGCGGAGGTCCATGTCGAGCTGCCTGCTCAGGCGGCGACACGGAAGCGGATCGTGCACGCCGTCGACGGCCGCATCGCAGAGATCATCGAGGAGCCAGTGACATGAGCAAGTCCAACGCCACGGAGACGGCCATCCTGTCGTACGTGTTCGAGGGGTCCGCCCCGGCGTGGGCATCCGCGACCGACCTCGAGGTGCATCTCCACACGGCAGACCCGGGCGAGGCTGGGACGTCGTCGACGTCGGAGGCGACCTACGGGTCGTACGCCGCAGTCACGGTGGCCCGGTCGTCGTCGGGGTGGACGGTGTCGGGGAACACGGTCACGAACGACTCGCTGATCCAGTTCCCGCAGTGCTCGAGCGGATCGAACACGATCACGCACGTGTCGATCACCCCGGCGTCGTCGACGACGATCCTGTACTCGGGGGCGTTGTCGTCCTCGCTGTCGGTGTCGTCCGGCATCCAGCCGCAATTCGCTGCGTCGGCGCTGTCGATCACCGAGGACTGAGCGATGTCGACGCCGCCGCTGCGCGCGATGGCGCACGCGATCCTGGCCGACGACCCGGCCAACCTCGACGCCGTCCTCGACGCCGTCGGCGCGTTCTACCGCGACCAGATTCAGGCGCTGACGGCGAAGGCGGAGGAGATCCTCGCCACGGCGCTCGCGCCGATCGAGGGCTGAGCCGGTGGGCTTCGGGTCGTTCTCCGAGCTCGCAGCGGCGTACGACGCCGGGCAGACGAGGTTCGCGACGTGGCGTAAGGCGCCGACGCAGGCGACGACTCAGGCCGTCTGGTTCGACCTGTCGATGAGCCCCGGCAACCCGGTGCCGCAGTACTACGCGTCGTCGCCGCTCGTCGCGAAGACGTTGTCCCGGTCGACGGACATCGGGCTCGACCACGGCCCGAACGTGTCGCCGGCGACGAAGCATCTGACCAGGTGCATGGCGCTGACCGCGACAGCGACGGCGTTGCCGATGCCGATGATGCTCGCCGACTACCTGCTGCACTACCCGTTCGTCGACGAGGGCACGACCGACGCTCAGGCGATGACGAACAGCGCGACGCTGCCCCGGTACACGGACGGCCGCGGCGTGCAGATCATGGCTGTGTCGGTGGCCTCTCGCATCGGCGGCCAGACGTTCCAGGTGACCTACACGAACCAGGACGGCACGGCCGGCCGGGTGACGCCGGTGATCATGATGAACTCGGTCAGCGTGAACGGGTCGATCGTGTCGACTGCGCTCGCGACGGCCGGGCTCGGCGGCCCGTTCCTGCCGTTGCAGTCAGGCGACTCGGGGGTCCGTTCGATCGAGTCGGTGCAGATGATCTCGGGCACCGATGTTGGCCTGTTCACGCTCGTGCTCGTGAAGCCGCTCGCCCAGATGTCGCTCCGCGGGATCGATGCGCCGGTGGAGGTCGAGTACGCGCGGGACTTCGCGCAGCTGCCGACGATCGTCGACGACGCCTACCTGAACCTGC